ACCAACAACTCCGAGTGAATGGGAAAGCCTACTTGCAGTCATGTCCGATGCGGACAGGGCAGAAGTCATGGCGATATTGGAAGCTGATCTCCAGCATGTCATCTGGCGCCCACAAGTAGGCAGGCAATCCCAAGCATGTGATAGCGGCGCATTCGTCACCGGCTATGGCGGCTCTGCTGGTGGCGGTAAGTCTGACCTTGTGGCAGGGCTGGCATTGACGGAGCATAAGCGTTCTGTTGTCTTTCGTCGTGAAAAAACGCAGACCGAAGGCATAATCCAGCGCCTCGGTGAGATACTCGGCACGACTGACGGGTACAACAGCCAGAAGTCGATCTGGAAAACAGGTGGCCGGATGATTGAGTTTGGCGGTCTGGACAATCCAAATGACCATCAGAAGTGGCAAGGCCGCGCGCATGACCTGAAAGCCTATGATGAAGTCACCGAAATGCGAGAGTATCAGGTGCGCTTTACGATGGGCTGGACGCGTACCAATGATGCACAGCAACGTGCAAGGGTATTGATGACGTTCAACCCGCCCACGACTGCCGAAGGGCGCTGGGTGCTGCAATACTTTGCGCCTTGGCTGGATGACAAGCATCCTAATCCTGCAAAGCCTGGTGAGGTGCGCTGGTTCACGACACTGAAGGGCGCTGACTTCGAGACTGTCGATGACCGCAAGTTTGTCCTGTTCAAGGGTGAACCTGTCTATGACTTCGATCCATCGGAGTTTTCGGCTGAAAAGATAATCACGCCACGCTCCCGCACGTTCATCCCAAGCCGTGTGACGGATAATTATTTCTATGTCCGCTCCGGTTATATCGAAACGCTGCAATCATTGCCTGAACCTCTCCGTTCACAAATGCTGGAAGGTGACTTTAACGCTGGCGTTGAGGATGATCCTTGGCAGGTCATACCAACATCATGGATTGATGAGGCTATGGCGCGCTGGAAGCCACGCGATGACAAGGGCATCATGGATAGTATCGGTGCTGACATTGCTGCCGGTGGCCAAGATGAAATGGTTTTGTATCGCAGGCACGGCACTTGGTTCGATGAGCCATTGAAGACACCGGGCAATGAGATACCGCAAGAACGTGCTGGGCCTATTGCTGCCGGTAAAATCATCATGGCGCGCAAGGACAGGGCCGTCATTCACGCTGACGTTGTGGGATGGGGCCTGTCGGCTGTAAACTTCCTCACTGAAAATCAGGTGCAGACTGTCGCTGTCAACTTCGCCAATGCGTCCAATGAACGCACGGCTGACGGCAAGCTAGGGTTCTTTAACAAGCGCGCCGAAGTCATCTGGCGTATGCGTGAAAGCCTTGACCCACAAAATCCGCATCCTGTAGCACTTCCGCCTGACCCCAAGTTGCGCGCTGATCTTGCAAGCTATGTGTGGGAATTGCGTTCATCCGGCATATTCATCCGGCCCAAGGATGAGCAGAAGAAGAAACTTGGCCGCTCTCCTGATAATGGCGATGCGTGTTGCTTGGCAAACATGACCACGCTGAAGCAGGAAATATACGATAGCATGGTGCAGCGCACGGTAACTGACAGATATGCGGAGTTAGACCAATGACGTTTGAGGAATGGTGCCGCACAAACAATGTCGACCGTGACTTTGCGCGTCGCAATTACCCTGTTCTTGAAAAGCTATGGCAGGATGGCCAGCCTTTGCGCAATGCTCCACTGCCACAGGCTAGAGAGATTGACCGTTTCCGCGAAGTCTAGACGCGATTCAAAGCATTGCCGCGCTGTCTTATCCAGCGTGTATGTGCACTCCAAAGACACCGGACGTTCCAACCGTCCCTGAACGGCAAGCGGTAAAGCTGCCAGACCAAGGCGCGCCTATCTCAAAGGATGCGTCTTTCCGCCGTCGCGCAATCATGGCTGGTATCATGACTAGTCCGCAGGGCGTTCTCGGCAATCCTAATGTGTCGAAGCCCACACTCGGCTAATGGACAGTATCCGTCGCAAATGTGAGTTACGCCTGACCGGCATGAAGTCGATCCGCACCGATTATGAGACGGAGTGGAAAGACATAGCACGTTTTGCGCAGCCTGCACGTTCCCGCTTTCTGGCAAGCGATGCCAACAAGGGGCACAAGCGCAGGCAATCAAACCGCAAGTTGATGGACAGTCACGGCATTGAGGCTTTCCGCACACTGACAAACGGCATGACCTCCGGCCTGTCGTCTGCGTCACGGCCTTGGTTCTCGCTGACTGTCGAGGATGAAGACCTGGCAGAGAGTGGCGCTGTCAAAGCATGGCTGTCTGACGTTGAGCGGCGCATGTACTCATTCCTTGCAAAGACGAACTTCTACGGCGCTGTCAAAACCGGATATGCTGAAATGGGCCTGTTCGGCACTGAGGCAACCGTGATGATGGAGCACAGGGAGCATGGCGCTGTCTGTCATCCTCTGACTGCTGGCGAGTATTGGATCGGTCTTTCGGATGCCCAAGTACCTGACAGCCTCTATCGCGCATGTCCTATGTCTGTGCGCCAAGCGGTTCAATCCTTTGGTGACAAGGTAAGTACGCGGGTTCGCACCTGCTATGATAAATCCGATTACGATAGCATGGTCGACGTCTATCAGGCGATTGAGGCCAATGACGAATATATTGAGGGCAAGCTAGGGTCAAAGCCTTGGCGGTCGATCTATTGGGACAATGAAGACGGCCCTAACACGGTATTGCGCGAAGCTGGCTTTGATGAGCAACCATTTTGGGCACCTCGCTGGGACGTGGCCGGTGGTGACGTCTACGGTTATTCACCCGGCATGGAGGCATTGCCTGCACTTCGTGAACTTCAATTGCAGGTTAAGCGGCGCAATGAAGCCATTGACCTCATGGTGCATCCTGAAAAGATTGTCCCTGTCGGTATCCGGCTAACTGGCCAGCCCCGTTCTGTTGTCACGGCGTCCAATGTCGACAAGGATAGTGTGCTGATCCCGTACCAGATGCCCTATCAGGCTGTTGCGGCGCTGAGTGAAGAGGCAAGCAAATGCAAGGAACAGATTAATTCGCTGTCCTATGCTGACCTGTTCAACGCCATTACCAACATGCAGGGCATACAGCCACGCAATATCGAAGAGATAGCATCGCGCAATGAGGAGAAGCTAACGCAGCTTGGTCCTGTTATTGAGCGTGTGTCGAACGAGAAACTGGAAGTCGCCATTGATCGCACCTTCGGCATTATGCTGCGCGGGCAGATGCTTGCGCCTCCACCTGAGGAATTATCCGGCGTTGCGCTGAAGGTCGAGTTTGTTTCGATCCTCACGCAAATGCAGCGCATGGTGGGTATCGGCCAGATTGAGCGTACCACTTCGTTTATCGGCAACCTTGCTGGCGCTGTTCCTGAGGTTCTGGACAAACTCAACACCGACGAAATGATAGATGAGTACGCCTATCGCGCTGGTGCACCTGCCAAGATTATTCGCGGCGCTGATGAAGTTGCCAAGATACGTGCAGACCGTGCGCAGCAAGTGCAACAGCAACAGACAATGGCGTCCATGCCAGCGGTCAAGCAAGGCGCTGATGCTGCCCGATTGCTGTCCGAGACTGACGTAGGCGGCGAACCCCTTATCGATACGTTGCTGGGAGCCTAATCATGTGTGCACCTTTAGGAGTGGCTGGCTTGGTCAAAAGCCCTGAGAAGGCTGCACTCGGCCTTGTTGGCAGTAAACTCCTGTCCAAGAAGAAAAAGCCTGATGTGGCAAAGGCAATGACCCCGATGCCAAAGGGGCAGAACTTCGGCGCATGAAGGACGATGCTACCTTTCTGATGAGCCGTGGCGAGTTTCGCAGGTTCCTCTTTACAGCGATTCAAACCGCAGGGATATTCGACGCTGCCAATGGACATGATGGGCGCGACCTCAACTGGATTGAGGGGCGTCGTAGTCTGGGGTTTGAATTACTGCGTATGGCCGATGAAGGTCAACCGGAGCAACTGCGCACACCTAATGCGCTTGCGACACTCAACGCAGTCATCCTCGAAAACATCAATTCACCCAAGAAGGAGAAGTCCAATGGCGGACGATACACAGAACTCAACGACTGAAACAACTGAAGCGGCACCTGCCGTTGAAACTCCTGTTGTGGAGGAAACCACTGCGCTTGGTTCCCCTGTCGAAACCGAAACCA